GGCCACAATGGAAGCGCCCTCGTATGCGGGGTAAGTGACCGCCGCGATGTCGTACAGGTCGCGGACTTCGAGGATGGTGCGGGTCTGCGTTTCCTCGTTCCATTCCTCGCGGGCGACGGTGAACGCGAAACTCATTTGGTCGATGTCGCCGCGCTTGATCATCGCGTACGTATCGCGCCCGAGCTGCGTGTCCACGAGCGTGGATTCGTGGCGCAGTCCCTGCTCGTCCACGCTGAGCGTGATGGTTCCGTTTTTCGTGCGAGCAAGTGGGACGCCGTCGTGGTTAATCAGGAATCGCACGTCGGGCGTGTTGGCAAGGACGCGGTCAAATGCGCCCGGGGCGATGACCTCGTTGTATTCGCCCATCCAGTCGCGAATCACGGTGGATTGGTTGAACACACTCGCGTAGCCTTCGACGCGCAGTTCGTCGGTGGTGTCGGCCACACGCGAGTGCACCGTCCGCAGTTCGACCTCCTCGCCGAATTTAGCCCTCAGTTGGGTTGTCAGTTGGTTGTTCTTCTCCATTGTCTGTAAGTTTTTGACTCCATTCGTCCACGTAGTTCAGCCCCATTTGGTTCGATTGGAAGAGGTGAACGTCGCCGCCATCGACGGGGTTCATGCCGAGTTTCGAGCGGACTTCGTTGGGCGACATGACCGAATTGCGCACGAGTCGGTCGAAGTAGTCGGCGCGGGTCTTCATGTCGGCCTTGTAAAGGCCTTCTAGATCGAACTTGAAGTACATCGTCTCGCGTTCGTCTGCGAGCAGAATCTGATGCGTGAGCACCTGCTCGGCCAACTCTGTCCAGGGCATAATCGTGTGCTGGCCGAACATCAGCTGTTGATGCTCGAAATTGCTGTATTTGATACCCGAATCGACGTAAATGAGCGCGGGAGGGACTCCGAACATTCGGCAAACCTCCTCGTTTTGAAACTTCCGAGTGCCCAAAAACTGCGCTTCCTCGGCTGTGATTGCGACGCGTGAATACCTGACGCCGAACGGGGTGAAGACGGTGTTAGTGCCGCTTTCACGCTGCTCTCGGAGGCTTTCCTGCAGGTTCTTAGCCTTCTCAGCGGGAAGCGGGGCGTCTGCCGACAGAATGCCGCTGACCTGTCCGCCGTCCTTGAAGTATCGGCTGCCGTAATCCTGCGCGGCCTTTGTCAAACCGAGGTTGTCTCGATGGGCGAGGATGGGCGAGGTGCGGTAAAGGGAGGGGATTTCGAGGATGTTTTCTTGCCGAATCGCGCCGAGTTTGGGGTGCGAGTAGTAGCGTTCCGAGCCGTTGACGTGCAGGGTGCAGTCGTTGTTGTTCAGGACGTGCATGGCCACCACGCGGCCTGCGTTGTCGGTTTCGAGGTAGGCGAGGCCAACGCCGCGCCAAACAGCGTTCGCGAACAGGGTTTGCCAGAACTCGAAAGCGCTTTCGTAGGCGTTCGGGCGCATCTGCACGAGGTAGCGCGATGCATGGTTTGCCTTCACTGTGTTGCGCCCTCGGGTGGTGTAGATGTCAAGGGCGAGGGATGCCATTGTGCGGCTGATCAAGTTCACCGCAGCGTATGCCGAGGAGATGGTCAGCGCGGTGTCCTCGGTGATGGGGACGCCGCTGATGGATTGCCCGCTGATTACGAAGCTCTGCGCGGTGGGCGCGGTGTCGAATGCGCCGGGGTGTCGGCGCTTTTCGAGTCCTAAAATGCGCTGGGCAGCGCGTTGGATGGCGTTGGGCATATCGCGAAGGTATCAAAAGGTGAAAATATGGGCATCGGAAAGGTCAACGTCGGCGCCGCTCTTCATGTGCTCCCCGATGGCCATGACGAGGGCCACGACGGGGTCAATTTTGCCGCCGCTCTTGGCTTTGTCGGCCTTGATGTTGCCCGCGGGGTCGGTTTTGATGGCCACATTGGACAGTGCCCAGCGTAAAATGGGGTCGCCATCGTGCCAAATTCGCCCCTGCCGAGCGAGAAGTTCGAGTTGTTTGGTGGGGGCTGACATCGAAACGAAGCCCTGCCCGAATGGCACGAGCGGTGCGCCGTCATCGACCAAATCGATGGCTATTTGGGTGGAATTGAAGCGGTCAAACGCGATTTTTTGGACGGAATTGAGCTGCATAATGCACTCGGGAGAACTCTGCTGCGTGCCGTTCACTGTGGTAACGCCCGTGATGACGCGCCGAATGGACGCGTAGTCCGTCACGTTGCCGTCGGTGATGTGGGCGTTTGGCATGTTGGCGAGGTGGCGGTATGGGTGCGCAGGGTTGGACATGAGCACCTCACGGACGGTGTCGGAGGGCATGAAGTAGTGCCCGCGGACGAAATAACCGCCGTCGTATGGCCACACCTGCACAAGGGCGGTCATGTCGCTGATGCTCGCAAGGTCAAGGCCGAGCCAGCACGGGCCGCTGCTGTCGATGTAACCGATTTCGCCGTTTGCACTCACGTCGCCGCGCATCCAAACCTCGTCGCTGATCCAAGTTTCAGCCGCGTGAACCTGCATGTTGAGCCGTTTGGTCTTAAACTCCACTTCCTTGCTGCCGCCTTGGTTTAGCGCCTGCGTGAATTCGCGCCGCATCTCGTCGATGCTCATAGCGTCGTGGAGCGACGGGTTCGCCTTCACCCATGCGTCCTCGTCCTTCCAATCGTCGCCCTCGTCGAGTTCGTAGATGAGCGCGAACTGCGCATCGTCCTGCACCGTGCCGTCGAGCACTTTGCGGCAGTAGGTCTTGAGTTCGGTGAGCGGGCCGTTGAGGTTGAAGCCTTCCGTGGTGATGGTCAGGTGCAGCGCGTTGGGGCGTTGGCCTTGGGAGGATTTTAGCACGTTGAAGACGTGGTCGTTGGGGTGGGCGTGGTATTCGTCGATGACGGCAAGGTGGGTGTTCAGGCCGTCGAGCGAGTCGTGGTTTGCGCCGAGATAGGTGAGCTGCCCGCCGCCCTTTTTCGGCTTGATTTCGGTGGAATGCACCTTCAGGTACTGCCTCACAATGGCGGACGCCTTGCCCATGTTTGCGCAGTCGCGGAATGCGATGCGGGACTGGTCGCGCTTGGTGGCGGCATAGTACACTTCCGGGGACGGTTCGCGGTCGAATGTCATCATGAGGAGGCCGATGCCCGCCGCGAGGGTGGTTTTGCCGTTTTTGCGGGCGATCAGAATCAGCGCGTAGTGGAACCGCCGCGTACCGTCCGCGTTGAACCATCCGAACAAGTTCCAAATCGCGAACTGCTGCCAAGGGAGCAAGGTGAACTGCTCGCCTGCGAACGCTGATTTGTAGTGCCTGAGCGCGGTTGGGAAGAATTTGCAGTAGGCCGCAGCGGTTTTTGGTCGGAATTCGAGGCCAGTGTCGTCCACCGCATCGAGGTCGCGCAGGTAGCGGTCGCAGGCCTTCACCACGTATTTCGGCGCGGTGGTTTTGCCGAGGGTTACGTCCACGGCGTACTGGTGCGCGGGGTGGTCAGTCCAGTTCATCCATGAGCGCCTCAAGCGGATTGCTGTTTTGCGTCTCGCCCGAAATCAGTTCATTGAGCTTGCCAATGATGACGGACTTTCGCGCTCTGTCCTCTTTGATTTGCTGCCATTCGGGATTCTGTCGGCGTTGGCCGTTAGGCGTTTCGTATGTCAGTCCGACCTTGTTGATTGTCGCTTGCAGTTGCTCCTCCTCCACCTCCAAGCACGCCAAGGTGCGAACCAAGCTCACGGCTAGCGGCATATCGCCGCACGCGAATGAATCAATGTAGAAATCGAACCGGTCTTTTTGTTTTTTGGTCATGACTTAAGTGCTCGGTAGATGGTTTGGTAAGGTAGATTCAATTCACGCGACGCGTCGGCAATGCTCGGATAGGTCACGCCACGCCAAACAATTTCACGACGTCGGGTGTAGTCCTCATCGTTGGTAAAGCCCTTTGCAACGGCGGTCTTGATGGTTGGTGCGGACAACTTCGAGTTTCTTGCGGCCTCGTTGAATGAACCGCATTCTTTTCCGTTCCAAATCATTTTACATGTGTGTTTTTGAAGTTTCGGCTTGTTTTTTCTGGCCTTTGCTCTGGCTTCTTTGTAGTCTGCTGTCGATTCAATTCCGATTTTCAAACAACCTGTAAGCATTGAGACCGTGATAAACGGCAAGGCCCCGGACTGGACTGCATCGCGCTTGCTTGCGTATTCCACGCCATCCCAAACGACAGGCTGACTTTGATGGTGGGGTTCCGACCGGAAGCTCTCGACGTCGTCACAGGAGTTGAAGCCGCGCCGAACATACTCCTTGAATTGCGTTAGGCTGTATGGCAACGCCTGCTTTTCAAACGCTTGAGCGACACTTCGAAACCGAACGCCATTCCAGGTGCATGGCTTTGACTGGTTACTCAAAACATACGCGGCAGAGTAAAGGCGATTAACGCATCGCGGATTTCCCTTCTCGGTTTTCAGTATTAAATCCTCAAGCTCCACCGCTTCGACGTCGCTCAAGTTTACCGCTAGCGTCTGCATGTGCAATTCAACACCACTGTCATGCAGCGATTGAAGCACTCTGTTCGCGTGCTTGCTTCGGTTTAGGTCGCGTAGGTGCTGCGAGAACCTAAACTCTGCACCATTGCGCGTACTGCCGTAATAAACGGATCCATTTCCGCGGATTGAATAGACGTCTGCCATGTGCGTAAAGGTATTTACAC